CTGACAAACGATTAGATTGTCTTTCGACTGTGTTTTCTAAATCAATAACTTTTTGTGTTGATTTGTTGGATTCTGCTTGGTATTCATCTAATGTTTTAAACTTGTCGCCAATTTTTAGGCTAGCATCTTGAGGGCTATTAATATCCGTTGTTTTTCCTATAATCCGTAAGCGTTCATCAATGCCCATAATTGGGTTTATTACTGGATGGCTGTTTCCCACATCGAAATTATCAATATCCAAACCGATTAAAAACAAATCTAATGCTGATAGTTCATATTGTGTGTGTACTAATTTTTGATTATCCAACCACCTTCGACCAGTGTTTAATAATCTATCTGGTAATGTTATATCGTCCCACGTCATTGATCCGCCCTGTATTCCAAATTCCTTAATTAAATCAGGAGAATCAATATAGGGTACACCGTTATTAACTTCTTCAATGGTCAATCGTGCTTGCGATGCATCTGTAGCATCTTCATCCTCACTTTCGATTCGTTCACCAAGCGGAGTTAATCTAGTGATTATTTCTGTTGGGTCTATACTTCGACTAATACTTTTGAGGTTCTTGGCTATTTTAATAGGTGTTTGTTTATCTTCTCCAACACGTTCCAATACATCTAAATAACGTTTACCATCTTCTTTTCTGATTTGTAATTCTCCACCAACGCGATCCAGTATCTTATCCTCAATTTCATCAAATGTACTAGATTCTGCGGATAAATAAACATATAAATTATCTGTGCTAGTAGTTACGTCCATAACACCTGGATAAAACTTTTTATAATCTTCAACCTGTAAATTATGATAATCCAGTAACTCGTTTAGTAATTCTTCTGGTCTACCTCTAAATTCCAAATGTTTTTGTTGCGAATCGTGCAAATATCCCAATTCACCTTCACATACATACACATAACTGTGTAATCCGTCTTCCGTCATACGAACGTCAGAATCGAGCACACGACCTTCAAATTCATATTCGCTTGTTTTGGTATTCAATGCTTTTATAAGTGTTTTAAATGGCTTTAATCTTTCGTACGCAGGATTGTTCATATAGAATTCAATATCAAACGAATCAATCTTGTTTATTTCCTTCTTGATAGTTCCATCTTCCAGTTTTAAATCATCAGCGTCTGGACTATGGATAACAGTTTCAACGCCATCATTAAAAATGCTGACCTTATACATTAGATCAGCTCCTTGTAAAACGTAAATTTAATTGTTCCATTTCCTTTAATCGTTAACTTATTTTCGCCTGATTTTAGTTTAAAATCCTCACTTTTACTCGTACCACTTGGCACATTATAAGCGACTCCTTCTTTCACAACTTCCATAGGGGCGCTTGCTTCAATCTTCGGATTCAGTCCAGGAATTCCAACGTTATATAAGATAACCTCTTGCGCTCCATTCACTTTAAACTCAGTTACTTGTGCTACATCTAACAAGAAATTAAAGTCATCCCATATATCGTGACCCTCTCGTAATTCAGATATCATAAAAGGATAGGCGGTAAATTCCACGGTTAATGTTCCGTGATTCCAAAGTTCATCAAAATCAAGTCCATCTTCTACCTCCGCCAAATAATAATATCCAGGTATAACATCATCATATAATCGCTGTTTGCCGTTGCTATTCATTAGCCAATTGGATAATTGAGTTTCTAGCAAGTTTATTTTTTCAGGAGTGTTTATTTCATGTTGATTTAATACATTTATGGTGTAAGTTAATGGCCTTTCTGTATATGTTTGTTCGCCATAAATCTCACTAAAATCATATTCAACATTAGAAAAGGGGACTTTTACTTTAATTTTTTCTTTATCCGGGTAACCAATATCTCTTTCAACGCCTAATGTCACCCCGAAATCTTTGTGTGAGTGCTTACCATTAAACTTAATACCATACACTTAAGCAAGCCCCCTCTCTATCCTTCGAATACGATTACCGCCCTCTTGGCTATAGTAATTTCCTGTGATTTTAGCGAATGTTTTACCGTCTACTTGTAATACAATAGGCCTTTCGTTTTGATTGTTATTTTGATGTTTTTCATTATTATGTTGCGCTGGATCATTGAATGTGGCTTTCTTTGTTAAATCAAAATTAAGCATGTCTTCCATAGCTCTATCAACAGCATCCTCACCTTTTTCAATGCCGCCACCGATAGTTTCGCCCCATTTAACATCCATGATGTCTTTTAAAGGCCCCGTTTTAGGTGGTGAAAATGGAAGGAAGTCTCTTGCTTTTTGTGCTACGTTACCAATCGCATCAGTTACTTTACCAATTGCACCAGTGATACCATCTGCAATGGCTCCTACAATGTTTTTACCAGCATCTTTGAACTTACCTATAAATCCCGTAACTGTATTAAATGCACCACGAATACCGCTTGAAACTGCATTTTTAACTCCACTCATAGCGCCCGTTACAATTCCCTTTAAAGAGTTAAAGATATTTGAAATTGTGCTACGGATTGAATTAGTTACACTTGAAATAACGGATCTAATACCATTCCAAATGGATGATATTGTACTATTAATACCGCTCATTACACTTGATATAATGGATAAAATGCCATTCCAAACAGATGATACAACGCTCCTAATACCATTCAATACAGATGTAATCACGTTCTTTATTGCATTGAACACTGTGGTAATTACATTGCGAATAGCGTTTATCACTGTTGTTACTACTGTTTTTATTGCGTTCCAAGAACTCATAAATGTGTTTTTGTACGTATTTAACGCATTTATCAAGAAGGTTTTAATCAAATTGAATACTGTATTAATAACGTTGTTGATGCCATTTATAACGTTTGTAACTACTTCCATAATTGAATTCCATACAGTTGAAAATATCTCTTTGATGGTCTCCCATAATGTCGCGAAAAACTCTTTAACAGAATCCCATGCTTCTAGTAGATTTTCTTTAGCATTCTGCCAACTCTCTTTCAGGCCTTCCCATAGCATTAAACCGGATTCTTTAAGCGTTTCCCACAAGTTAGCAAAGAATTCCTTAACAGACTCCCATGCTTCTAGTAAGTTTTCTTTTGCGTTTTGCCAACCTTCCTTTAAGTTCTCCCATATTAACAATCCAGCTTCTTTGATGGATTGCCACATATTTAGGAAAAACTCTTTTATAGGTTCCCAGTAGGCATAAATTAAGGCTGCCGCTGCTACAATTGCAGCTATAGTTATCGCTATTGGCAATGATATTGCACCTATTACAGCGCCTATTGCAGCACCTATTAATTTAAACAATGGAAGTAGAGTTAAAAATGTACTTACTATTTTACTGACAACCAACAAAACTGGACCGATTGCAACAGCGATACCAGCAAATATACCAGTTATTTTCTTACCACCACTACTTAAATTAGTCCACCACTCGATTACTTTTTGAGCGACTTCTACTATTTTATTAGCTACTTCTCTAATCTTTTCGCCAGTTTGTACAGCCCACTCTTGCACACTATCTGACTTTAAAACTTCTATGAAATTGGCTAAACCCTGTTTTCCATCTTCGAATAAACCTTCAAGTAAAGCTTCACCAATAATACCTACATAAGCAAGCGTGTTTTTTGCCATACCTGCCCAAGACTCAGAATAAGCATCAGCCATACCGCCAGCAAAGTCGTCCATAACATTTAAAAATTCTTCCGAACCAACTTCACCATTGGTAACCATTTTACGGAAAGATTCAAGCGAACCACCCGCTACTTCATCAGCCATTGCTTGTGAAAATCCAGGTAAACCTTGCTCAATCATGTTCAATTCTTGTGTCATTAAACGTCCGCCACCTTGTACCCGGTGGAATATTTGAGCCATTTCATCAACAGGACGATTTGCACCTACTGCAGCATCACCAACTAACTTAATATATTTTTCTAATTCAGCGCCTTCTTTTACTCCTGCGGCTAAACCACCTGCAGCAATATCGACACCTTCACCCATCGTAGTCATACCGCCTTCAATAGCAGTCTCGACTTGCTTAGATATGCGTTCAACTTCTTTACCGCTATAGCCTAACCCTTTCAATTTAGCTTGTGCTGAATCTAAACCTACAAGGCGCTTAAATCCTAAAGCTCCAACTAATCCACCAATAGCAGTCGCTGCTCCCGCTACAGGTAAAGTAATGCTTTTGGTTAAAGTTTTACCCATCTTCCCCATTGAGTTAGCCATTGATGATGCAATGTTTTTTCCTGCGCTTTTTCCCGCTGCTGTTGCTTCTGGATTGATTGTTTTTTGTATAGATCCGCTTATGCCCTTGTCTGATGGCATTATTTGAACATATGCTTGTCCTAATTCGGTAGCCATTTATTCACCACCTATCAAACTATTTCTAAGTTTTTCAAAGTCCTCACCAGAATTAAATGTGACTACATCTCTGTCAGACTCTTTATTTTTATTAGTTAGCATGTCAACCATTGATGGAGGTCTGTTCTTACCTTTTTGTCCGTCTTTGGTCTTAAACCATACCAACATGCTTAACCTGTCTGATATTCCCGCTAATAACAAAGTTTCATTCGAAACAGATTGACCATTTATTTTCATTTTGATTCGGGAATCATCACGTAATCCACATGAAAAAACAGCTACTCTCAGTGGAGGTAGCTGTCTATAGTCATAAATTTGATATATTTCTGCGAGGTCACAAATTAAAGCGTCCTCGTCAACATAAATCATTCTGGCAAGGACTAGGAGTTTTTTGTTTCATTCTGACTTTCAAATATTTCCATGATTTCTTCTGACATTTTATCGATTGGAACCGTTCCATTATCTGTTCGTAAATGGTTCTTTAATTCTATTGCTTGATCTTTACCCAACAACAAATTAACAGTTTTCCTTAATAACAAAGGATTTTCTTCCATTTCCCCCAAAATTTCTAAAAGTTCATAGTTATTTACGTTTTCTTTGGGGATTTTATACTCAAACCCCGATTTAGTTTTACCTTTAATCATTATCCTTCAACACCTCCGTCTTCCTGGGCTTTTGGTTTTTGTATATATTCATAGTGAGTGTTTCCTTCTTCATCTGGAATTGAAGCAATGGTGGTTTCATAACCAATCGCATCTTCGTCTTGGTATACTATTTCACCAATTTCAGATACTTTCCCACTTGGAATCACGATACGTTTCA